GATATACCAAATAGATTTAGTTCTGAAAATCCTACTACTGTAGGACTATCATATCGAAGCATCTTCCATGCCTGCTACACGTAGTTTAACAACGTTTGTAATTTGCCATTGCTTTTGATCAAGTCCTTTAAGTAAACCTAACCATTTATTACGCATTAGTGCAAACTCGTTGATAATCTTTTCGTAGTCAACGACATCTGCCTCGCCGTCTACGTATTTTTCTACGTCACGACTAGACAGTGCCCGTTGATAGTTTTCAAGATATTTCTTAAAAAATGAACTACGCAATCTGCGTAGCTCAATATTCATATAGTTAAGTATGGCTTCAATTTCTTGAAGTTGATTAAAACGATGTTCAACAATGCCGGGCATTTCAGCGGCAGCACGTTCGACGTTACCTTTAAGTTTAACCTCTAGTCTTGCATCTTCAAGTTGATTAGAAAAGTAATTAATTGCATTTGGTACTTGGCTTATATCTCTCGATATTTTACTATACCACATTACTCATCCCAATCCTCGTTATATTCGTCATCTTCGTCCATTTCGAAATAATAATATATTGCAGAATCTAATATAGTACTATGCCCAATACACCCTTTTAGGGTTTGATCATCGACTCCGAAGTCAATAACCATATCAACATATTTCTCTACACATAAATTCATTTGTTTTTTATCAATATAGTTTTCGAACATTGTCCAAAACTCAACTATTTGTTCTTCAGTCATTGGCTGTTATTTCCTCAACAAGATTATCATCAATTACTTCTTCGTCAACTTCAGGGGTATTTACCTCCATTGTTTCCTGTATTAGGTAATCTGACATAACCTTATCGAGATTCTCGCCAATCCACTTTTTACGGTAGTCAAGTATTTCTTCACCGTCGAGTGTAGTGTATGCTAAACGATTGCCTTGCTTTTTAATAATGCCTTTTGCTTCAAATAATTCAAGCAAACCACTGTACGGATTCATACCTGTTTCATATGGAATCTTTACTTGTACACCTTCAAAAGGTTTGGCATAACGAGTCTTCATAACTTTACAGCCAGCACGGATACCCATAACTTGACTGATCTTGTTACCGTCTTCGTCTTCTTTCAGTTTCATTTTTTTCATTGCAACAACAATACTTGATGCATAGATAAAGCCACTACCGCCACTAATCTTGTCATCTGGATCAAACATATCCTGTGATGCATAAGTGTGGTTAGTACATACTAAGCCTACGTTTAATGAACCGATCATGTTAACTGTGTTACGAACAAGTGATGTTAACTGCTTGGGCTTACGACCCATATCACCTTTCATATCACCTTTGTTAAACTGATCAATATCAGTAGGTGTTAGTAACATACCTAAACTATCAACTACAAACAATACCTTAGGGCGTTCTTCCTCTTCCATTGCTTTGTAATCTGTAATAAATGTTGATAATGTTTTAGCAACATCATCAATCATTGACATATTAAGTTTAAGTAGTTTTTCTTCGGACGTATCCACATCCAATGCTTGTAACCAGCTTTCATCGAGTGCGTTCTCTGAGTCAATTAGTACTACAAAGATACCTTGATCTTGTGCCGCTTTTACAATGTTACCTGAACAGATATAAGATTTGCCTGCGCCAGATTCACCAGCAAACACAGTTACCTTACCAAGCGGAACACCCTTATTAAAGTCGCCACTAATAAGATAATTTAGTGCATAGTTGCCTGTACTGATCCAGTCTTTGGGATCGTTGAATCCACTGCTCATTCCTGAGATGGATTTTGTTAAGTCCTTACGGAACTTAGTCGGATCGAATGATTTATTAGCCATGTTTTCTCCTAAAAAGCCAAATATAATATGGGTTGCAAATTATAAATGCAACCCATTTTAGTTGCTCTTAACCTTGACGTGCTCTAATCTTTGCAAGAATATCGTTTGCGTCTGCATTTGCTGTTGCTGGTTGTGGTGCAGGATCTGCTGCAACTGGTGCCGCTTCTGCTACTGGAGCAGGGGTTGGTGATGGCGTAGGTGCGCTTTGACTTACAGCAGTTGCTTGCGGGCTTGCTGCTACTTGTGGGTCACCTGTGCGTTGAGCCATACCTGCTGGACGGAAGTACTGTCCCCAACGATCTGCATCAAATGCTTCACCATCTACTGATGCTTCGAACATTTCTTGCATGACCTTAAGTTCAACTTCGCCGGGCTTTTTAGGAAGGAAGTCTCCTAGATTAAACAAACCGTGTGCATTAACTGCATTCATCTCTGCATCACCTAGTGGACGCTCTCGGCGTGCCCAGTTAGATGTTGAGTAGTCTGCATATCCGCCTTTGGATGTTTTGTTAAGACGGAAGTCTACACCAGCAGTATAATCTGTTGGCAATTCTTCCATATCTGGATCCATAAGTGCCTGCTTAATGATTTGGAAGATTTGTGGACCAATAATAAATCTACGGATTGGATTCTCCGGAGTCTGATCATCAGCTAGTGGGTTATCTGTTACAAAGCCTTGAAAAATATATGAACGCTTTTTCCAATACTTACGACCCATGTCTTCTAGACTTGTATCTTTAAACCAACCACGTACTTCATTTAGAATATTACATGTTTCGCCGTACATTTCCATACATGGAATTTGTACTTGTGTTGGACGTGAATCTGTTTCACCTTTTATACCCGCAAATGGCAGTTTAATAACTAAACGTTCTTGCCAAAAGAATGTGTTATCTGTATTGCCATCAGGAAGGAATCGCAGTGTTGCACTACTACCTTCACTAATATTCCAAAACGGGTAAATGCTGTTGTCGCCACCTGATTGACGATTGTTTGAAGCTCCTGCTTCTTGTTCTTTGAGCTTTGCTCGGATTTCTGCTAATGATGCCATAGTGCCTTTTCTCCTATAATGTTGCCTATATGCTTTGTGCCTTTTTGTTTGCAGCACAGTTATTATTATAACATCACTACAAACAATGTCAAGTCTTTTTTAAAGAAAAACTTAAAAACTTATAACAGGACTATTATAGCCCTGCTAATCTCTTAATATCGTTGAATTCTTGTGGCTCTTCTGTTTCTTTGTAGCCCATTACTTCTGCAACTTTACTATTAATTTTTTCAATAAACTGTTTTGCAGGTTCAATAAACTTTTCGCCGTAGTCTTTTTCTACCATAGTAAGTACTGCTGTTTCACCTTTTGGAAACTGTCCGTTTTCTCTATCAAAGTAACTAAGGATGAACTCGCCTAATGGTGTCTTTTGTTCTTTCTCGAGTGTAATCTCATCACCATCTGGTCCGTCTACTTTATCGCCTTTTTTCTTGCCATTCATTTTGGCTTTTCTCACAGCGTGTGCATATGCATTGCCTTCGCCTTGTGCTTGTTGTTGCTTTGCCCAAAGTTCGTTTGCATGATCTTGACACTGTTGCATCATATCTTCTGGATCTTGCATGTCAGTGTCCATATCAACATCATGGCCTAATTTGCTACTTGGATTGTTACCATATGCATGTACTCTAATTGACTTAGGATGCACAACTGGCTTACCGTTAACTATTGTTGCTGTGTACTCTATATCTGCTTCGTCTTCTTCACCGTCGTCACCTGTAGCATAACCTTGAAACTCTCCGTCAAAGTGTTTAGGATCAAAGGCTTCTGTTTTATCACCTTCTGCAAACTGACCCATCATTTCTTCAAAGCCTTGCTCAATTTGATCTTCATATTTACTTTGATTTACAAGTCTATCAAAGTCAGCTTTACTGTAGTTGTCTTTTGGATTAATACCTCTTGTTGCTCCTGGTGTTGCAGGGCTTGCACCAATTTGATTAATGCCTGGGACTCTTAGTTGCTGTCCTGCTTGAATGGCTCCGTCGTCATCTAAACCATTAATTTCAATAATGTCGCCTACAGACGTACCTGACTGTCTTGCTAAGTCTGTTACAGTATCACCTTTTTGTACAATGTATAAATCGTCTTCTTCATAATCGTCGGTGCCTTCAGTTGCTGTTAATTGGTTAAAAATATCCTTAAATTTTGCATCTTTCCAACTTTTGTATGTATCAGCAAAGGGCGAATTTACAATTTCTTTACCTAACAAATCGTAAACATCATCACCCATATTAATATCTGCTGCTTTAATAATTGGTCTTGCCCATGCTACAAATTGTTTTTTTGTATTATCATCTAATGATTTTGCCCAAGATTCCACATCTTCAACTACATAATCGTCAGTGCCTTCTTTAACGCAATTGTTTACACGCTTGCCTTTGTTTTTACCTGTGCCAGGTTTAGTTCCATCTTTTTTGTAACCATCCCAGCAATCTTCTGGTCCTGCTACTTCTTCTAAATCATCTGGTCCTAGTTCTGTTGCTTTGGTTGCTTCACTTACTAGTTTATAAATGTATGGAAATACATCTGATAGTTCTTCGTTAAACTGTTTGATAGTTAATTGATCAATCCAATTCTCTGCAACGTCTGCTGGCACATCTTCCATCATTGGTATTTCAAATGCCGCAAAAGTTTCTGCGTAGTATGCTGGCTTCTGGAGTGATTCGATTGTTTTCTTAACTGTTTTAATTCTGTCTTTAACAACATCCATATACTCGCTAAGGCTTTCTGCCATTACAGCTGAACGACCCATATAGTTTTTAAACTTGCGTAGTTTTGCCATCTCTTCTGACAAGCCTACAATATGCTTACCAAAGTCATCATATGTGTTTCCACCTTCAGCAACGTGTCTTGCCATCGCTCTTGCACCACTTAGATGCTTAAATGGATAACGGAATCTTTCACCATCGGCACTTTCAATATAAATTTTACCAATTTTTTGTGTACGTCCTGTTGTAGTTTCTTGGTTAATGCTTTCTGTATGTTTAATTACAATACGTGCTTCGCCTATTTTTTGGTAACTAATTTTACTAGTACCATATAACTTTGATTCGTTCATGTTGTCATCTCCGGTAGATCGTTTTGCAAGATATGCATAGTCTTTTTTCTCTAGATTACTTTTGGTAATATCCCTAACTTCAAAATTTAGTAAACGCTTCTTTGCAAACACTCTTAATTCTTTAAGAAAATTATACCAGTTAGATTGTACAAGTTCATTCTCGTTTTGTATAAAATCTTTACTATATATTATAACAAGGCTTCCTGTGTCGTTGTCGTCGTTCAAGCTAACACTTACCTTACCTAATTTATCACCTTCATCTTCATATGCAAAATCAAAAAATCTTGCATTTACAGGCTCAGTTATGACCTTGCCGTCTTGGTCACCTATAGTAACAGTTGAAAATCTTCCTTTAATCTTATTGAAAAGATCTTCTGATATTTTTTTAAAATCTAACATGTAAGTATTTATCAATAATTACTACTAACGAAGATCGGCATTGGTGCTTCGTAATCTTCAATATCATCTGCTTGATTAAATGTGCTGTATACTCGTGGATCCCAGTCTTTAAGTACACTCATCATTCTAATAGCAAGTAATGTAGAACTTACTAAATCGTCAGTCATTCCGCTTTTTGCTTGATAGCTTGAACCAGTTGCTACATATCCTTTTAACTCAGATATAAACGGTTTTGAATTAATTTTCATTTTATCGTTTTCTATCATAGTTTTTAGCCGACTACATGCGGTAACTTTAGTACTATGCGTAGTATTAAATCCTTTGCGGAATTTACGAACATGTCCTTTACGCATTGGTTCACTAACAAACAATCCTGGTATGTTTTCTTCTCCGTAGTCGTTTATAACAATAAGTGCAGCTTCACCTAATCCGTTATTTTCTACACTCCAATATATACCTTGTGGATTTTTTGTTTCTTGTTCTATATATTTACATATATCTGACAAGACTCTAATTTGCCCTGGTATAGCAGTTTGATTGTGCTGCCATTCTGCTACTTGTTCGTATGTAGGAAGTTCAAACACTTGTATTGCAGAATTATCGCCACCGGTCCCCATTGATGGATCAAGTGCAATACAATATGTATATTGACTTGTAGGTTTTTTATACCAGCGTGTTTGTCCCATATTAAGCATAGGACTATTACCTTCCATTGCACTAAGTCTTAAACTATTAATAAGTGTTTCGTCAAATACTAAGAATTCACATCCGTATTCACGTCTAAACTTTTCTTCGCCGATGCGTCCAATTTCTTCTTCTTTCCATTCGTCGTCTCTGTCTGGATGTTCGTGCCATTCAGCAACAAAACTGTGAAATCCATTTATGCCTAGTTCTTGTTCATTACCGTGTGCGTCAAACTTTTCTTCTGCTTGTTTCCAAATAGTAGCAAATGTATCTTCATCTGAGTTTGGTGTGCTTGTAATAATAGCACGACCACCTGTTGCTAGTGTAGGTGATATTGAAGTCCAAAACTCTTCTGCAATATTAGGTTGCACAAACGCAAACTCGTCACAGTATAGTAATGAAATACTCATACCACGTCCAGTATTTCCAGTAGTTGTTTGTGCTACTATACGTGATCCGTTTTCAAACTCAATCGAACCTTTATTGTAACTTGTAACACCTGCTCTAATATGATCTGGACAAGTTTCATATACATAGCGTATACGTGCCATAATCTCTTGTGCGCCTGTATATTTGTGTGCTGCTACAAGTACAGTTTGGTCTGGATTAAACATAGCATACCATGCAAGATAGATACTAGCACACGTAGTTTTACCTGTTTGCCTAGGCATCATATTAATATTAAATCTATAGTTATGATAACTGTGCATCAAACGTAGTTGATACTCGTAAGGATCAAACAACAGTTTACCTTTTACAGGGTGCTGAATAAATGCAAAGTGTTTTGCAAAGTGTAAGTATCCTTCGTCAGGGTCCATACACTTGACTAAGTCTTCTACTTGTGCATTTGTAAATGTTTCTTTTTTATTCGCCTTTTTAATTAAGACGCCGTCTAGTGATGCTGCCATAGTAATATTTATTCAAAAAAATAGCACCCTAGGGTGCTATTTGGGTCCGTTCGCTCAGTCGGTAGAACGTTCTTATTTTGATAATTTTTCTTTTAATGCTGCTGCTAACTCTTTTGCAATACTTGCTTCGATAGCCATTGGGTTATCGCCGCCTGCTGCTGGTGAATATGCTTTTTTAACTTTATGCATGCCACCTGCAAGATCTTTAACCATATGGTGTGTATCTTTGTATTCCGGTTCATCTTCTGATCCGTCAGGTGAATTTTCCCATTCTTCTATTTCTTCATCTTCGCCCATGCCACAAGGTGCTTCTTCTGGTTCGTCTAACATTCTCATTTTTGAGACCATGTCATCATGTCCATCTACATGAGCATCTGCCTTTGGCATATCTACTTGTGCGCTAACTCCGGCATTTTTAAGAACATTAAGTAAATCAGCAACTTCTTCTGTACTTGATCCGTTTATTGAAATGTTCATCGAAGCTTCTGTAAGCATCTCTAGTGTTTTTTTCATATTCATGATAATACCGCCTTACTGTTTTCTTCATTACTAATATCCTGACTTTCGCCTGTTGGAGTATCTGCAATCGGATCGTGTTCTTTTTCTTTTCGAACAGTTTCAAGCTCTTTAAGTAAATCCATTACTCGTGCTTCGCCAGCCATTGATTGTCCGTCTTCGGATTCTAATTCTTCTTTTGTAAGTTTTATACTATACGGTTCGTCGGATTTTTCTTGTTGATACTCTTCCTGTGCTTCATTTGGATTACGTACTATAATATAACTTTGAGAAATATTACAACAATTACCGACATATTCTTGCATTACTTGCTGTGTTGTAGGATATTCAAGTTCTACTTCATAATATGTAACTTCCATATTTTGTAGTTGCGGAAAGTCTAAAGGACGTTCTTGTATTGGTGTTCGTTTTCCACTAGATAAATTTAGTAGTTTGTATTTGTTTAATGCTGTTTCTAGTTTATCTTCAAACCCTTCTGGAACTGGTCCAGCAACACCTATTTTAAATTCATAGGTCTTTTTTGATTCTGTTAAAAACTCTGCGAATTTTTTCATTGTAGTATCCTATCTATTAGTATTATTTATCCATGTTCTTAAGTTTTTCTAGTAGACTATTACGATCACTAACTACGTGGCCTTCTCCAGTAAACATGCTTCCGTCATCAGTAGATGATTCTTTATCCATTTTTTCTTTTTTAAGTTGTAATTCAACCATTTTTAATTTTTTATCTAGTTTTGCAACTTTAGCATCTAGACCAGTTTTTAAAAATGTACTAGCTACTTCAAATACTCTACCGCTATAACGTGCTTCTACGTTCATACCTAGATCTGTAAGATCTTCATAACTCTGTAATGCTCGTTCTGCAATATCGTTAAGTTCATTATCGGCCATTTCACCTAGTCCTTTGACACTAGGCAATGCATTTGCAATCTTATCAAACTCGTGAATATCGTTTTGCATCGATTCTTGTTTTTTAATATCCGACTTTTTTATTTTTTTATCGTTTACTTCAGGTAAGTCTAATAGTTCTTCTAATTTTTTGGTCATCGTATTTCCATTATATGCTACTATTATTTATCTACGTTTACCAGCATGGTAAATATCATTCTCTGTTACAATCCTAAATGTAATACCTTTTTGTTTACACCAGGCTCTTGCCGCTTCCCATTTTGCTTGATTAACAATGTAGTGTGCTTGATTATGTTTACTTCGTCCTACTTTTTCTTTTATTGCTTGATTTGCAGGTTTAATTTCTATTAATTCAACTTTTTGCTTACTAGAATTAGTAGTATATACTATGAAGAAATCTGGTACATATATTGTTTGTCTACCAGTTAGCGGATTTCTATAAGGTATTTGTACAGCTTCACTTGCCCATTGTGCTATACTAGGATGTTCGTCACAAAATTTCATAAAAGTAAATTCCCAGCTACTACGATATGTAGGAACTTTCGTACCTACGTATTTTTCAGGATACGTAGGTGAAAATCTACCTTGTGCAAATCTACCCATTTATAAAATAATATTTCTTGTTTCGGATAATTCAGATTGTGTTGGAGTTTTATATCCGAGCGTACTTGAAGACGGTCTATCAAAATTTAGTACTTCAGTAACTAATGCACTCAGCTGTACTCTTTCTAATGTTTTTAAAGTGTCTAATAGTTTAAAAACATTTACATTATCTATTTTCGCTTGTTGTAATAACGATCCTGATACTGCAATTGCTGCTTGTTTGTCAAAATCTCTCTTTTCAAAAAACCCTACAACTGCATCTACTTGATTTACTGGAAAACTTAATGGTTCGTCATAATAATCATTAAAGAATTTTTTTACTTTGGTTGCGCTATCATTAGCAGGTTGTGTCGGTAATGCATTACTCATTATACGTTCCTTAATCCTTTTGTTTCACTTGCTCGATGCACAATATTATTAGCCAGTCCTGTAATCTGACTGTCACCGTTTGATATAGCTGTTGTTGCTTCTTCTACTAGACTAGTTTTTTGAGTTGCTGTTAAGTTATTAAAATCGTTAAGTGTTCCGCCGCTGCCTACTAACCCTAAATTAAATGCTTGTTGTGCAGTAGCATTAGCAACACTCGAATTACTTCCAATTGTTTCTAATATTTCGTCAGCTTCTAATTCTCTTCGTTCTTTATCAGTTGATACTTGTGTAGCTAATACTTCATTGGCATTTGCTGATCCATTCGGAAATAGCACATCACTTATTCCGCCGGTTGGATTGTTTATTATATTAGATAATCCGCCACTAAAAATATTAATACCT